CTCTTATAGTTGGGACAACAGAAGGTGGAATAGATTACTTCAAGAAGGTTGGATAGTTGTGTGGAGAAATAGAAACAGAACTACTCAGAAATATAATATATACAAAGTATCTTTTAAGTGTAAACAACTTATAGCTAGGATGTATAGAGTTATGCTTGGAGAAGAAGATATTCCAATGACAATAAGAAATAATAAAATAATAGCTGGTAATTCATATACAGACAAAGTAATGACGGTGGCTATAGATAATATTAACAAAGATAAAAGCAGATAATATGCAACCACAAATCGATCAAATGACAGGTATGCCAATAGCAGATCCTCAGCAGCAATTACAACAAATGCCAGCTAATATGCAAGGCGGGCGTCGTCAAAATTTTATAACTGAACCACAGCAAATGACTGGTGAGCAGATATTTGGTGGACAGAGTCTTCCTCAAAGAAAAGCTGTAGGTGCAGCGGGTATGGGAGAAAATCCTATGTTCATGACTGATAAGCAAGAAGAAGCTTTTGGACCTGGAAGTGAAGTTTACGAAAGTGGAAATACAGCTATATACAAAGGATTAAAATAAATAACTATGGAAGATAAAACAAAAGCAATATTTGCTAATGCAAAGCTAAGTGGACAAGTAGGTGAAAATGCTGTATGGGATGGGCCATTGAGTAAAGTAGGTTTTCCAATGGGAAAAGGATCTAGTTCAGGTATTACAGGCATGCAAGTGTCAAAATATCCTTGCCCTGCTCCAAAAGGACCTATAACGCAAGTGGCTAAAGCTTTTAAATAATGAGCGTTGGTGATCTTAAATTGTACATAATAAACACTGGAGCAATGGCTATAAGCATGACTCAGATTGACGATGCGTTAAAGATGATTCTTTTACTTGTTACCATTGGGTACACGGTAAATAAATGGATGCATCTTAAAAAGAAAAAATAATATGCCTTACATACAACCAGATTCTTCACCATTCTTAAGAGTTCGTAAAACAACTAAAGGTAAAGGTAGAAATTTTTTATCAACTAAAGAAGGAGCAGGTATGACTTCTGCTGGTGTACGTAAGTATAAGAAACAAAATCCTGGAAGCAAGCTTCAAACAGCTGTAACGGGAAAAGTAAAAGCAGGTAGTAAAGCCGCTGGTAGAAGAAAGTCTTTTTGCGCTAGATCTAGAGGCTGGAAAGGTGAAAGAGGAATAGCTGCTAGAAAAAGATGGAAATGTTAAACAATAAATAAATATAAAATGGATAAATCAAGAAAAAGAATTGCACAAGATTACGCTCGTAACGCAATAGCAGATGGTAACACTAAAGCTGGAAAGTACGAAAAAAAGATGGCTGTTAAAGAAGCGGCTGGAGAAGGACCAAGCATGTATGGAAAAAGCAAAGGGCCAAAGATGTATGACAAAGGACCAAAGATGGAGTCTAATGCTCAAGAAAAAAAGAACTTAATGAATGACAATCCTATAGCTTCTAGAGCATCTGGAGGATCTTGGATGTCAAAGCATACAAAAAGTAGAATGTAAAACAGTCGAGTCTGTATGAAAACTCAAAGCCAAACACTAACACTAACTTAACACTAACACTAACAAGATGGCAAAATTTATTAAATTTCCTTTAACAGGAGCACAAGAAGAAGTATTGATTCCAATCAATGAAATCGCAAACGTAGAAACAGTAAGTACTACTACTACTAAAATTGACTTAGCAAATGGTCTTAAAAAGTTTACAATAACTCACGTAGCTCCATTAGTGGCTAACACAGTTGTTTTAGCTATTTACGCAGCTATCAAAGCTAATCCAGGAGGAGTAGTATCTACAGTAGGAGCACCAATCGCTGTTAATCAAGTTCCATTAGCACAAACTGGATCTGGTAGACAACTTATTACTGTTAGGCAAACACAAGCAACTTATACTTCATCTGCATACGCAAACGTATAGGTCTTAATTAATTAATAATCCACAAGGCTTAAAAATCTTGTGGATTTTTTAAAAAATCATAGCTATGGCTTTTATCATGAAAGGATGCGGTGTAAACGTAGACAATACTCCAATTTACAAAATGGATCTGGAAGAAGGCGTTATGGGGCAAGCTAACAAAAATGGCTCTATACTAGTAAATAAAAACTTAAATTCTAAAGAACAGAAAGAAGTTATAAAGCATGAAAGTATTCATTTAGATCAAATGAAAAGAGGTGATCTTGATTATGATGATGATAATGTTTATTGGAAAGGAAAGAAAATACCAAGATCTCAAATGGATGAAGGCAATAAGAGTCTTCCTTGGGAAAAAGAAGCATATAAAGTTAATAATAAAAAATACAAATAATGGCATTTAAACTAAAAGCATCATCACCATTGACTATAAAAATTGATGAAAAACTAAAATTTAAAGAATTCGATCCTATAGACCCTTCGAAAAAAGTAAAATACAGTACTAACCCTTTTATAAAGCAAGGGTTTAGAACTTATGAAAAAGATGCTGCTCAATTGAAAAGCGAACCTTACAAATTTGGTTCAAGAAATTCATACGCTACTATTAGCGCTAACAAAAGAATTGAAAGCTTTACAAAAAGAGGAGGTATGTCTCCAGGTAGTATTAAATCTACATTAGAAGGAAGAGCTGGAATGGCTGCAGACACTAAAGCGAGAAAAGACAAGACTGGTATGTATGATCCAAAAAACACTACGCCAAAGGATAATACGCCAAAGGATGATACGCCAAAGAATAATAAATCAAAGAAAGTATCTTTTAAATCAGCTTATGCTGAAAGAGATATGAAGATTTATAAAAACCTAGATCAGGCTGAGTTCACTGCTGAATCTAAAAGACAGATTGCTTCTAAAAAAGCTGGTAAAGGATATGACGCACCAAAGAAGCAGATGGGTAAAACCCCAGTTGTAAAGCCTGTAAAAACGCAAAAAGGAGGAACTAGCTTTATGGGTGCTGGAAAACCACAAAAAGATACCACCAAGACTGTTAAGTCAAAAACTGTTACTACAGCTCCAAAAGAAACATCTAAAAGAGCTTCGAAATTAAGAGCTAAAGGTGTAGCAATTCTTGCTGATAAGAAATTAAGCACTCGTAAAAAACAAAAACAAGCTCGTTCTGTCAGAAAGCAATACGACGCTGAAATGGCGAAAAACAAGAAAAAGAAACCTGTTGTTAAGGCTAAGAAGAAAGTAGTTGAAGTAGTTGCCAAGTGAAAAAGATAATACAGTGGCTTACGGGAGGCGTCATCAAGCAAGTTGGTGATGTCATAGATAAGCTAACAACAACTAAAGAGGAAAAATTACAAGCTCAAATAATGATACAGGAAATACTTGAAAAAGCAGATTCTGAAGCTCAAGAGCAAGTAAGTAAACGCTGGGAGTACGATATGAAATCGGATAGCTTCTTGTCTAAGAATATACGACCAATGGTTTTAATATACTTAACATTTGTTTTTACATTGTTGAGTTTTTTTGATGGAAACCTAGGAGAGTTTTCAGTAGGTGATCAATATCATCCAATATTTCAATCATTACTTATAACTGTCTATGGAGCTTACTTCGTAGGTAGAACATGGGAAAAAACAAAAAAATAAAAATAAATAAAAATTATGGGAATATATAGAGTAACAAGCGGAGCTGTAGGTAAGGCTTTACCGATAGGCGTTGGAAACAATACGATATCAGGTCCATCTGCATGGTTGTTTGAAAATCAATCAGGAACATTAGGCACTAACTTAAATGGTTCTTTAATATACTCTGGAGCAGGGGGTGATATTAGAGCTATATTATCAGGTGTGGTAGGTATACAAAACAAAGTTACAGCATTAAACTTAGACGCTACATTTACAGGTGCTAATCCTTTTTATGCAGGATTTGCAGCAGGTTCAGGTTACTACGATGGTAACGCTATAGCTACAACAGATGTAACTACTGTACCTAATTCACCAGCTACTGTACCAGCAGGTTTAACAGTAAATATTATAAATACAATAGTGCCATCAACAAACGCTTTAGTTCCTGGAACTGGATATACTGGTACTGCCGGGGCTCCAGTTGCTTTCACGGTAACAGGTGGGAATGGAACAGGTTTACAAGGAAATATAACTGGTGTTACTGCGGGTGGTGGAATAACTGCTTTTACAATAACAAGAGGTGGGAAAAATTACGTAACTGGAAATGTATTAAATATAGTTTCAGGAGATGGTATCGATGCCACTATAAGTTTATCCTCAGCGCCAAATGGGGTTGTGTCAGAGATAACTATAAGTGCGGCTGGAGCAAATTATTCAATTGGAGACATTATAACTATACAACAAGCTGACAGCGGATTAGATTGTAAATTCTGTATAAGAGAAGTTCAAAGTGACTTACCTGTTATTACAGATGCAGTTATATTTGAAGATGTTCCTGCTGGAACAATATTGCCAGTAGCTGTTGATTACGTCGTGGCAACTCTAACTACCGCTACAGGTATGGTAGCATGTAAATAATATTCAAACAAGTGATTATATAAATAAATCAAATTAAATTTAAAACTATGAGTAAAGTAACAAAAACTATCGAAGTGGAAGGAAAAGAAGTTAAAGCTATTAAAGCTGAACAGCTAAAAGCTGTTAAAGATCAACAAGCTAAAATGCAGGCGCTATTAGTTGACATTGGCTTTTTAGAAGCTAAGAAACATGAAGTAATGCTAATGCAAGTTAAAGCAGCTGAAGAACTTGAAGCTACTAAAAAAGAGCTTGAAGATGAGTACGGGCCAATTAACATTGATTTAACAGACGGTAGTTATACTGTAGTTGAAAAAGAAGAAGAGGCTAAACCAGTTATGTCTAAAGCATAATGAGCTCTATTGTAAGAAAGATCAGTATAGGAACTGACTATAAAAATGAGGCTATGCATTACGCAGTTGGTCAAAATGTTTATGGTGGACACACAATCACAGCTATCCTACACGATCAAAAATCAAACTCTTACAGTATATACATTAAAAAAGAAGATGAGGTAATGCCATGGAAGAAGTTTAATTCTAACATGGCTATATCTGTTGAATACGATTTAGAGTATTAATGAAGAGCTTGTACGACTTCATCATCAAACCTTTTGGTGATAGATATGAGAACGAGATAAAAATTGGTGACAAAACTTTAGTCTTAAATACTAAGATAGAAAGTTTTAAAGCTGTAAATAATCTAGCAGTTGTAGTAGAAACACCAAAGGCATTTAAAACAAATATTAAAAAAGGAGATATAGTATTAATACATCATAATGTTTTTAGAGTATTCTATGACATGAAAGGTGTAAAGAAAAATAGTAGATCATATTTTAAAGATGATTTATATTTCTGTGCTATAGATCAAATATATTTGTATAAAAACACTGGGGATTGGAAATCATTTGGAGACAGATGCTTTGTAATGCCCTTAAAAAATAAAGACTCTCTAACGAGTGATAAAGAACAAAAGCTTATTGGTATATTAAAATATGGTAATAAGTCCTTAGAAGCGCTAGATATAACCCCAGGAGACGTAGTAGGCTTTACGCCGAACAGTGAATGGGATTTTATTGTTGATAAGCAAAGAGTTTTTTGTATGAAATCTAATGATATTGTAATTAAATATGGACACCAAGGAAATCAAGCTGAGTATAATCCAAGCTGGGCACAAAGCAGTTGAAGAGCTTATTAAAGTTGCTAAAGAAGCTATTGTCGATTCAGGCGAGGATATTACCGCGGACAGGTTAAAAAATGCCGCAGCTACTAAGAAGTTAGCTATATTTGATGCTTTTGAAATACTTAAACGTATTGAGGACGAGGAGAACATAATCAATGAAATACCAACGCAAGTAAAAGACAAAGAAGCGTTTGGAGGTTTTGCAGAAAGACGATCTAGATAATGTACGAGCAAAGCTTATACAGTATATTACCTAACTATGTGAAAACTAAGGTCTTAAATAGAAACAATAAGTTTAAGAAATGGAAATATGGATACAATGAAGAGCATGATATGGTCGTCATTAGTAAAACTGGAGAGATTGGTGAGATATATGAGATACAAAATCTTAAAATAGCTCTACCTAAAGCTAATAAAGTAGCTAGGTTTAAAGGTGATAAATGGGTTATTCAAGAATACCCAAAAGAATTAAAAAGAATTGAAACCATTTTTGATTGGAAAAATTACTCTGACAACTTTAAAGCAGAATGGTATGACTATATTGATGAAGAGTTTAAAAAACGTGAAGAAGGTTTTTGGTTTTATAACAAAACCGGTCCTTCTTATATCACTGGTACTCATTACATGTACTTGCAGTGGTCCAAGATTGATGTTGGGAACCCAGACTTTAGAGAGTCAAACAGATTATTTTATATCTTCTGGGAAGCTTGTAAAGCAGATTCAAGATGTTATGGCATGTCGTATCTCAAAAACAGGCGTAGTGGATTTTCATTTATGGCATCTGGAGAAACGGTCAATATGGCTACAATATCAGTTGATGCGCGATTCGGGATTTTATCTAAATCTGGAGCCGACGCTAAGAAGATGTTTACAGACAAAGTCGTTCCTATATCCGTCAACTACCCGTTCTTTTTTAAGCCCATCCAAGATGGTATGGACCGTCCAAAAACTGAACTTGCATACCGTGTACCCGCTTCAAAGCTTACACGTAAAAGCATTACAAAAACTACAGAAAGAGATGATACTCTTACCGGTCTTGATACCACAATTGACTGGAAAAATACAGGTGATAACGCCTATGATGGGGAAAAACTTAAACTTCT